CAACAGGGGGGTCAAGATGAGGTTCGACTATAGATATATATTCTTGTTCTCTGTTACCGGTACCCTTTGCCAAACCGTTTCGGGAACCCTTTCGCTTCTTCTTCTCAATCTCCGCAATCCGTTTGTTCGCAAGGGTTACGTCCTCACCGAAGATCAAATCGAAGCTGTGGATAAGTGACTCCCTCAGACCCTCGCGAATTGCCAAAATCGCATAGTCTCTGAGGGGGGTCTCGGGAAGGTTATCGAAACCGTTTCGCCAACCCTTTATCTGGTTCGGATTCGAGGGCTGATTGTGGGCGATTGCCTTGGGTAGGAGGATGAGTGCTGGGCGGTAGGAAACTTTGATCATCCCCGCGTCCTCGAGTTCGGTTAGAAACTTCTTCACGTCGGTCCTCGACCATTCCAGATCGTCCCCGATGGTTCCGGGTCCGAGAGGGAGCAGTCCGGGGATGGCTGTTTGGTGAGGGGTGGTGAGGAGGTATAGCCAGAGCGTCTGCGCGTTGGGCTTCGCTGCAGTCAGCTTCAAGAATCGTTCGTCGGTCCACATTGCGCGGGTGACCGCGCTCCATAGCTTTGCCATAGCGGTGTACTCGTCCTTGTATCTAGCGGTAGCGAAAGGTGGCACGCTCTTCGAGCCATGCCTCCACGTCCTGCACTCGGGCTCGCCATGAGCCGCCTACGCGGAACATGAACTTAAGTGCCTTCGGGTTGGAGGGTTCGCTATCGGCTAGCTTCGCCAGGTCGTAGACCGTGCGCTCCTTGACATTAAGGAGCTCGGCCACCTGACGGACATCGAGCAAAGGTTTGATGTGGTTCATTGCTAAGGTCCTTCCGTAAAATCGGGTAAGATGATGAACACCTTAAACCTAACCGCAAAAAAGGACAAGATTCGCGATGCCGAAAGTTCTTAAAAAGCTTGAGTCGATCACTCCTCAGAAGGCTGGTCGCACAGTCCGTCGCGCGGAGGTCTCCGAGATGCTGGCTAAGCGCATCTCCTACGGAGAGGTGAAGAAGGTTCTGTCGAAGAAGTACGGTGTCGCGCAGACCACGATCCAGAAAGACATCAAGGCTGTCTATGCGGAGTGGGCAGAGCAGGGCAAGGAGCAGCAGGCAGGGAACCTGAGTCTGGCTATCGAGAACTGCATGGAGGAGATTCGGCGGATCCGGTGGAACATCGCCGGTCGGCCCGACAGCAAGGGGATCCCCACCTACGACCTGCACCCTCGGGACGAGTTCCGCTACTCGATGGCTCTGCTGAAGTGGGAAGGGCACCTCGCGAAGCTGCAGGGGCTCCTCATCGGTCGAGTCGATGTCACCTCGCAGGGTGAGCCGATGCAGGTTGCGATGAATCTGCCTGCAGGACCCTTCGCGGACATCGAATCAGCCTGATGCAGCTCACCCTCAACTACAATCCCTTCAAAAAGCAGCTAGAAGCGCACGCTAAGAAGGAGCCGATTGTCGGTTATTTGGGTGGTTGGGGCTCAGGAAAGACCACCTGGGTGATCGCAGAAGCCTTCCGAAACACCTGTTTCATGCCCGGAATCCCCGGAATCCTCTGCTCACCGACCTTCCCAGTGCAGAGAAAGACGCTCTATCCGACCATCGTCTCCCTGTTTCCGGGGGCCAGCCGGTGGCCTAGGGGCCGAGAAAAGGCTCGAGACTGCCTAGGGCCTATGGCTAGAGAGTGGAACGCGCAGGACAGAGTGCTCACTCTGGACATTGGATCGCCAAAGACCCCGACATCGAGGGGCGGGACGGACTGGTTCTTCGGCTCAGTGGACGATCCGGGCTCCATCGAAGGTGGTACCTACGGGTTCGGGGTGATGGACGAGGCCAGGCTCTGCACCCACGAGGCGTGGCGGATCTTCAACTCTCGTATTCGAGACCCTCGAGCTCCTGTTCACCGCCGGTCCATCTCATCCGTCCCCGCGATGAACTGGATGTACGACGAGTTCGCGAAGAACCTGCCGGGGCGCTCCTACGTCCGCGCATCATCGAGGGACAACCCTCACCTGCCTGCAGACTACGTCGATTCACTCAACCTCTCCGATCGGATGGCGCGTGCCTACCTCGAAGGAGAGTTCGTCGTCCTACAGGGTGTCGTCTACTTTACCTACGAGCCCAGACTCGGTGAGAGCCTGGTGGACATGAAGCCAGACCCAGATGCCGCGAGCTGGGGAGCACTCGACTTCGGTGGGCGTCGTCCCTTCTTCGCCCTTGTTCAGGACCGCATGGTCGATGAGCAGGAAGGTGAGGTCATCATCGAAGAGGTCGTCGGGGCCGACACCCTGGAGACCACCCACGCTTACGAGTGCGCGCAGATGCTGAAGGCCTACGGGGTTGTCCTGAACGACTGTTTCTGCGACCCCGCCGGAGCCAATCGGAACGCGCAAACCAACATGAGCTCTATGCAGGTCTACGAGAGCATCTTCCGCAAGGAGGGAGTTCTCTCGGGTGCGATGCGGTTCACCACGTCGAGGGCTGACCGGCACATCCCATCGGGTGTCGAGGCAACTCGAGGTCTGTTCCAGAACCACAAGGGAGAGCGGAAGCTGTTTGTGGCGAAGCACCTCACAGAGGACTCGCGCACCTCACGCTATCCCAACGGTTCGGTAGGAATTCACGGGGCGCTGATGGGCTACTCGTACCCTAAGAACAAAGAGAACGATGCGATGCCCGCGAAGGACAACCGGACGGACCACGCGATGGACGCACTGCGCTACTATGTGATCAACCGGCATGGTGTTATGCAGGCACCGCAGATTCAAAACTTGAATCCCCCGCCAATGTCAACCATCATCGGTAATCATGCGTGGTCAGACCCGGCTGACCATCCAGATAACTGGTAAGGATGGCCCCGTGAGCGAGTTGACACCAGAAGAATACGCAGAACTAAGCCAGGAATGGCCGATCTCGGTGTCCCAAAAGGACGTGGAGAGAGCCCAAAAAGCTGGCGTTCCTCAGACTGTCTACCCCCAGACATTCGATCCAACCATCCTCGCAGAGGCTCGCGGCCTAGGTCAGAGCCGGGGATACGTTGGAGTTCCGCTTATCGGGGGCACGATTGACCTCGATCACAACGTCAATCTCGACTCCTACGACTGGCGCGGGAGCTATGACGACATCGGGGTGGTAGACCAAATTGTCCGCGAGGACCCTGTCGGTGCAGCCATCAAGCTCGCCTGGACCTTGCCCCTGCTCTCGGTGCAGTGGTCGGTTCAGCCGGCCTCGGATGACCCTAAGAGTGTCCAGATCGCGGAGTTCGTTCAGAACTGCCTCTTCGAACACATGAAGGGTGGCTGGGCAAACTTCCTCGAGCAGGCTGTTCAGTTCACCTGGCGCGGGTTCTCGGCCTTCGAGATCGTCGCTCGCTACGACAAGGAGATCGGTGCCACCGTTATCGACAGCCTTGCGCCTCGGTTGCCGTGGACGATTGACGATTGGCAGAAGTACCCGGACGGTCGCTACGGATTCACTCAGTTCGCAGACCCCTCGGACCCAGCCCTAGGTGGAAGAGCGAACAAGAACACCTACCAGGGGGCGACCCTGCCTCCCGACAAGATCCTGCTCTTTAGATTCCAGCCAGAGGGAGACAACCCGGAGCCGATGGGGATCTTGCGTCCCGCCTATGCGTCGTGGCGTCAGCGTCGGACTTACCTGAAGCTCGAGGCCACCGGCTATGAGCGCAGTGCCTACGGCATCCCGACTTGCACAGTGGAGCCGGGAGCGAATCCCGGAGACGTGGAGCAAGTTAACATAATCCTGCGTGAACTCCGGGCTGGGATCCGCGCCTTCGCCATGTTCCCCAAGGGCTTTACCCTAGAGTGGACCGAATGCCCGATGAAGGCCGACGCGATTCGGAACGCCCGGATTGCTGCAGGCCAGGACATGGCTCGTGCGGCCCTCTGTCAGTTCCTGTTTACGGGAGAGTCAGCGGGTGCCTACTCGCTCATCCAGGGGCAGCTCGACCACTACACGATGGCGCTCCAGCAAGCCGCGAACACCATCGCGACGACGATGTCGCAGGGACCTCACGCCATCATCAAGCGACTCGTGAACTGGAACTTCACGGGGGTCACCGAGTACCCCTACATCCAGGCGGGCGAGATTCGGGTTGGCGATCCGAAACAGTTGGTCGAAGCAGTCAAGACTGCAGTGGACGCTGGTGTTGTCACCCCGGACGACCAGATTGAAGCTAAGATTCGCGATGTCCTCTCTCTCCCCCAAAGAGTGGACAACGCAGCTCGGCCCATCGACGTGGATCCCTCGACAGGTCCAGGGCACAACGCGCCAGTAGAGCCCGGCGATGAGCCAGCAGAGAGCTCCGACCCCGAATCCCCCCCTCCGGGGTCGGAGCCATCTGTCTCTAGTCGTGGAGAAGAGCAAGCTCGACGTGAAGAAGAGATGCTCCACGAGTGCAGTTCTAGCTGCAACCACGTCGCCCTCAATGACCGGATTGAATCCGACATGTACGTCGAGGGACCTCGAGGTCGAGAGGTTCGTCCTGTCGAGCGGTCTGTCCGCTACTCGGAGGTCGGTGGAGTCAAGGACGAGGCGAATAAGGCCATCGCTGACACCATCACCAAGTGGCGGAACAGCATCATCGAAGAGTACACAGAGAGCCTCACCGAGTTCGAGACTGTGGACGAGATGATGGCTGTCCNGGTGCCTAGGGTCCATGATCTCCAAGAGATGCTGATTGATGAGCTTCGGGAGGTCTACGAAAAGGGCATCAAGGCTGTGGAGCGCGAGCTCGAACGGCAAGAGAAGGATCCTAGCCTGACCGTCGAGATCGAAGAGCAGGAAGTCACCCCTGAGATGAAGGGCGACAAGATCAAGCTAAACGACGACGCGGAGCAGAGTCAGCCAGCGGAGCCCGATGAGCGACGAACCGGCTCTAGGAAGAATCAGCCTGGGAGCGCTACCGCTTCGGGCAAGGCTAAGATCGAAGTCTCGAAGAGCACAGAGAAGGCTCTTCAGAACAAGATCGCAGAGCACAATGAGAAGCACGGTGACGCGAAGTCGAAGCGCGTGACTCTCTCGATGCTCAAGGCCGTCTATCGACGTGGTGCTGGAGCGTTCAGCGTCTCTCACCGACCGGGAATGACTCGAGGTCAGTGGGCGATGGCCCGCGTCAATGCCTTCCTTCGGCTCGTGAGGACCGGAAGACCCGGCGACTCGAAGTACATCACCGACAACGACCTTCTTCCCGCCGGACATCCTCGCAAGTCTGAGTCTAAGAAGAATGGCTGACATCAACTTCAAGCCCCCTGCTGGGGTGCGCGCTGAACTCAAGAAGGGTTTAGAGTGGCACAAGCAGGGACATAGCGGCGACGGACTTGTCCCCGCGACGGTTTCATGGGCACGTCGGATGGCTAACGGAGAGCCGATTAGCCGAGATAAAGCCGTTAAAATGCGGGCCTGGTTGGCTCGACACGAGGTGGACAAGAAGGGCAAGGGATTCAGTCCCGGTGAGCCTGGCTTCCCATCTCCCGGTCGGGTTGCGTGGGCTCTCTGGGGAGGAGACCCAGCAGTGGCATGGTCAAACAAATTGGTCCGACAGATTGAAGCTAAGAAGGCTTCAGAGCAGCTCCAAACTGCTCTGGACCTCAAGTTTGCAGACCCGGTCAAGGCACCAAAGCCAGCGGCTGGACAACCAGAGACGTACATTGACGAGATCGTCCCAGAAGAAGCGATCCTATCGACTGCAGCGATGGCAGCCAAAGAGGCTGCGGAGCGAATCCAGAGAGTCGCCATCAATGCTGTTCAATCTGCTGGAGTCGGAGGAGCAGTACCGCCTCCGACAGTCTCGGGACCTGCTGTTGCCGCAGCCCTTGCTGCTCTATCTGTTGGGGTTGATAAACGACTCGCGCAGCAAGCCTCCAACCTGACCTATGGGCTTGGTAGAGCACAGGGGCTGCGAGCATCAGGTGCGAACAGATACATCTACTCAAACCTGGCAGAGTCTCAAAGCTGCGACCCCTGCATGGAGCAGGATGGCACGGTGTTCGGAGAGGATGAGCTCGACGTTTATGCTGCGCTCCCCTTCTGCGTGGCTGACGCGATGTGCAACTGCCTCGTCATCGGACTATTCGACTGATGGCTGGGGGGCGACCAAAGAGGAAAGACCTGCCGGAAGGCATTGGTCAGTACCCTGACTACGTCGTCTCGGTTATTGCCCACGAGCGCGGCGAGACCATCAGCCCAGAGGGTGTCCGCTACTTGCGAGAAGCGAACAACATTCCCCCGGCTTCGGAGCCCTACCGCAGCCGATGGCTTGAGCGAAGAGGCATCTCTACCGACGACTTCTAGTTTCCTTGGTCTGGCCTTCCTTGCGGACCTTGCTGCTTTTTCCGCACACTAGGGACCATGATGGACAAAAAAGAGTACATGGCTGAGTGGAGCACGGCGTACATCAACGACCTGCCCGACTCTGCTTTCCTCTACATCGCCCCCGGCGGTGAGAAGGACGACGACGGTCGCACGACCCCTCGGTCTCTTCGCTACTTCCCGGTGCGGGACGAGAAGGGTCAGATCGACCTTCCGCACCTGCGGAACGCCATCGCCCAGGCCCCTAAGGCCAATCTCTCCCCGGAGATCATCTCCAAAGTCCAAGCTGAAGGTCGCAAGATGCTCGAGGGCACTCGCGAAGAGGCTATGGACGACTACGACAAAGTAGACGAGGAGATGAAGCGAGCCCGTAGCATGGAAGACGACGAAGACGAGATGCAGATGTCGGACTGGGCCGGCGCTCTTCGTCTTGACGACGTGTCGGTGGAGAAGGTCATCGAGCTTGCTCGCTCTGGCAGTCACTACGGACGTGCCTCTGACCGTCGAGTCAACCTGTCGGCCTCGGACATCGAGTCAATGGCTCGGGGCTACTCTCTCATCAAGTCTGAAGGTTGGTTCGCGACGGGTGCTCCTGTCGGCTACAACCACGCTTCTATGTCGGGTGCTCTCGACGCGGAGAGCACAAAGGCTGCTGGCCGCATCATCGACGTTCACGTTCGCGCCAACGACGACGGGACGATGAGCCTGATGGGCTCTGTCCGGTGGACGGAAGAGGCAAAGCGTCGGACGATGAGCCTGATGGGCTCTGTCCGGTGGACGGAAGAGGCAAAGCGTCGGATCCGCGCTGGCGAGTTCGATGGATTTAGCATCGAGGCTGTCCCTGCACAGGGAGCTCGGTCGAAGAAGACGGGCGAAAAGCTCGGAGAGTGGGCCTTGATTGGCGGAACTCTCACCAATGAACCCTTTGTGGCAGGCATGGAGCCTGTCGCTGCATCTGAAAAGAGGAACGAGATGAGCTTCAAGCTGATTTCTGAAACTCTCGCTCTTGGCGAGGGTGCTGGCGAGGTTGAGATCCTTTCTGAGATCCAGGCTCTCCGCGAGCGTGCCGAGAAGGCTGACGCGCTGGCTGAGGCTTTGGACACGGTGACCACCGACCGAGACGCCATCAAGGCGAAGTTTGACGACCTCGAGGCCAAGGAGATTGAGCGTATGCTTGATCGCGCTTGCGCTGACGGTCGAATCGCTGCCTCTGAGCGCGACGACTACCTTGAGATCTACACCCACTGCGGCGAAGAGCGCGCCAACCGTGCCTACTTCGAGAACCGCATCAGCGTGACGGAGATCGGCAAGGCCGGAACTGACGCTGAGCGCATCGAGCGCGGCACCGTTTCCGCCCAGTGCTCGGCTCTCGCTGAGAAGCTCTCTGAAGAAGAGGGCCTTGACCCGGCTGCTGCATTCGCACGAGCGATGCAGATTGTCCTTTCCGACCCCACCAAGATCGCGGCCTACGAGGCCGAGACCCTCGACTCCTAGGAGCTAGACGATGTCTGTACCTTTCGACCCCTATATCTTGACCCGCAAGTGCAACGAAGATCTCTCCAGCAAGGAGTACCATCTCGTTCGCCCCAACGGTGACGACGACATCACCCTCACGGGCTCGACCCAGCTCCCCATCGGAGCTCTCACCAACGACGTTGGTGTCGGGACTGCCTCCGACCCGATCTACGTCCCCGTTCAGGTGGGCCAGATCATCAAGGTCAAGTGTGGTGGCGCGATTACTGCTGGCAACCTCGCTGGCTCGGACGCTGCTGGCAAGGCTGTGCAGGTTGACGGAGCCCACGGTGGTGGTGCCAACAACCACGCTTTCGGCATTGCGCTCGAAACCTACGCGAACGGTGACATCGGAGCATTCCTCTGGGCACCTTCCTACCTCTCTACCTAATCGGTTTTAGGAGACCACTACGATGGCAAATGTTCATGGATTTGTTCAGGACGTGATGCTGACGCGCTACGCGCGTCTCCTCGGTCCTCAGCTCGGCAGCTTCATCGCCCAAGACATCTTCCCCTCGGTTGACGTTGCGACGAAGACCGGGAAGTTCTACAACGTGGAAGGTGGCTTTGCCTCGGCTTCCCCCGGTCACGACATGGTGATCGCTGACGGACAGGCTTCCCCTCTCCGCATCAGCACCAGCGTCAGCAAGGTTGACGGCTGGGAAGTGGACGCCAACGGACTCGGTGTTCAGCTCTCGAAGACCTCTGAGGCTTACGCCCAGGGCAACGGGCTGAACCTGCGCCAGGCGAACACGGCAGTCCTCGCTCGCGAGTGCATGATCAACCGAGAGCGCCAGGCTG